TACAAAATCGGTTCAAAACATTGAGCTCCTAAACAACATAGATACGGAAATTCTCGCAATGTATTGTGATGCTTATGCCGAGTACAAAAAGATCAGTCAGCAGAAATTCAAGAGCACGGATGACATAAAAGCGATGCAGGCATATTCAAGGATTGTAATTTCTTATGCGGAGAAGTTGGGGCTAACCCCATCAGCGCGGGCACGGTTGGTAAAGAAACATGCGGATAAGGTCCTGGACAAATTTGGTGAGAAGTTCGACTAACGACTAATGGAAAATAAACAGGTTCACCCTTGCACCCAATACGCTCTTGATGTTGTGAATGGCAAGTTGCTCACTGGCCACTCTGAGTATTTGGCGTGCAAACGGCACCTGGATGATCTGCAGCGACCTGTTAGCGAAGAATTCCCCTGGGTGTTCGATGAAGCAAAAGCAAACAGGATCTACGAGTGGTTTCTGGAATGCCGCCATGTTGAAGGGCGTATGGTTGGCAAGCCCATTGAGTTGGCGCCATTTCAGAAGTTCGCGCTGGGCAGTATTTTTGGGTGGGTGCACAAGGATACCCGGTATCGTAGGTTCACCAAAGCCTATTTGCAGTGGGCGCGCAAAAACGCCAAAAGCACGACTCTTGGCGGAATCGCTGATTATTTGATGGTTGGGGATGGAGAGCAAAACCCGAAGGTCTACTGTGCAGCCGTCGATAAAGAACAGGCGCGAATTGTTTACGGCATCGCAAAGGATATGGCTGAAGCCAGCCCTGATATCGCCAAGCGGTTGAAGATCCGGAATTACAGAATCTCTCACATTACTCGCGGTGGGGTGCTGATGCCCCTTTCTAAAGAGACAAAGAACAAGGATGGCTTGAATCCTTCCGGGGCAATCATTGATGAATATCACGCGCACCCCACCAGCGAGATCTATGATCTGATCTGGTCTGCACGCGGGCAACGTGCTCAGATGTTGATGATCATCATCACCACCGCGGGGATGGATGCCGAGAACAATCCGTGCTTCAAGGAATACGAGCTCTGCAAGAGGATCCTGGCCGGCGATGTTGTGAATGATCGCTACTTTGTACACATTTGCGAGCTGGACCCTGAAGATGATGAGCATGACCCCAAGAATTGGGTGAAAGCAAACCCGCTGCTGGCAAACGACCCGGCCGGCATGCAAGAGCTCATTGAGCAGCACAATGAGGCGTTCGATTCAAAGGATCCTGACAAGATCCGCACCTTCAGGATCAAACGGCTGAATAAATGGATCTATGACTCCGAGAATGGCTACATTGGCGATTACATCATTGTCTGGAAGGAATCTAGCATTCTGGACCCGATGAAAGCCACACCGGTGGAAATGCGGTCCGAGTTTGAGAAGGTGACGAATAGCTTGCCGTGCATCTTTGGGGTTGACCTGGCCAAGACCATTGATCTGACGGCATGTGGGTTCCTGTTCTGGATGCCAGAAACAGAAAGCATCGCGGTGTGTGCTCACGGTTTTATCCCTCATGCGGCGGTAAAACGGCACGAGAAAACCGACAAGATCCCTTATCGAGACTGGATTGCAGACGGATGGGTTACCGAGACCGAAGGGGATGTAACTGACTACTCAGCGGTTATTGAGTACCTGGAAGCGATGGAGATCAAGAACCAGTGGAAAACGCTGAACTTTGCCTATGATCCCTGGAATGCAACGTATTTAGCGACCGATCAGATGAAAAAAGGTCGCAAGTGCGTTGAGATCAGGCAGGGAAAGCAAACCTTGAGCGAACCGACAAAGCTGTTTAGAACTTTCATCGCTCAGAAAAAGGTTGTGCATGATGGATCTCCCCTGTTGACCTGGGCACTGAGCAATGCAAAAGAGGTTCACGACGTGAACGAAAACATCATGCTGAGCAAGGAAAACAAAGATGATACGCAGCGCATTGACCCGCTGGCCGCTTTGATAAATGCGATGTTTCTTTTACCGGTGCTAAAAGATGGTGCAAAAAAGAGTATTTACGAGACGCGAGGGATACGAAGATTATGAGCAATCAAACATTCATTCAAAAACTATTTACGCGCAGCCCTCGAAATACCAACAAAGAAAAGCGCGACAGTGGCATCGATGTGGTTTTGCAGGCATGGAACGCTAATCGTAAGTCTGCTGAAGGATCTGTGACTGTTTCTTCTTCCATGTCGGTGTCTGCTGTGTGGGCTTGTGTGAGCCTGATCTCTGAGACCGTTGGAAAATTGCCCCTGTTCATCTATGAAGATGTAAAAGGCGAGAAGGTACGGGCAAAAGAACATTACCTTTACCCGATCCTTCACGATAACCCCAATCCTGCCATGACCGCCATTGAATTCAGGGCAATGATGCAGGCATCCTTGCTGATGTGGGGTAATGCGTATGCCCAGATCATCTATGATCAGCGCGGGCGTGTGGTTGAACTGTGGCCACTCATGCCCAGCCGGATGGAACAAGTTTCTGTAAAGAATGGTCAAAAGACCTTCAAATACAGAAAAGACAATGGTTATGTAGAAACACTCGATACATCCACCGTTTGGCATTTACCGGGGCTTGGCTTTGATGGCGTGATCGGCTATTCAGTGATCGCCATGGCCAAAAAGGCCATTGCATTATCAATGGATGCTGAGGGGTTTGGAATAAAGTTCTTCTCCAATGACGCGCGGCCTGGCATTGTTGTAGAACACCCTGCAACGCTCTCTGATCCTGCTTATGCACGCATAAAGGCAGATCTGGATGAAGAACACACGGGGATAGAGAATTCTCACAAGCCGATGATCCTTGAAGAGGGTATGAAGCTGCATGAGATCGGCATTCCCCCTGAAGATGCGCAGTTCCTGGAAACACGTAAATTCCAGGTGCGAGAGATCGCCCGCTGGTTTGGTGTACCACCGCATAAGATCGGTGACCTTGAGCAGGCCACTTTCTCCAACATTGAGCATCAGAGCATTGAATTTGTGCAGGATGCGATCCATCACTGGCTGGTGCGCTGGGAACAGAGCATCAAACTCAATCTGTTGCTGCCGAGCGAACGTAACCGCTACTACGCTGAGCATTTGATCGATGGACTGCTGCGCGGTGACACGAAATCACGGTACGAGGCTTATGGCGTTGGCAAGCAGTGGGGTTGGCTTACCACCAACGACATCCGCAAAATGGAGAACATGAACTCTCTCCCTGATGGGGACAGGGTTATGGTACCGGTCAATTACACCTACCCTGAGCTGATCGGTAAGACGGTAGGCATGGCAAAGCAGACCAATTCACTTGAAATTGGGGAAGATGCCGATGTGAAGATCGTGGATGTGGATGCAATCGCAGAAAAGCGGCTGAATGATTCCATCCAGGTACTTTTTGGTGATGTTATGGCCAGAGTGATCAAGCGCGAGGGTCAGGACCTGCGAACACTGGCAAAAAAGACCCTAACCGCACAGGGTAAGGATTCTGTTGACGGCTTTATCAATTCAGCCCGAAGTTTCTACCAGACTGAACACTGTGAGTGGATGAAAAAGCAGATCGAGCCTGTTGTGCGATCATTCTTCATCTTACGGGGTGAAGATACGAATGAAAACGCAAAAACAATTGAGCGATTATGCGAAGAGTTTACCAAAACCTACCAGGAGCGTGCTCTGGAAGAGATCAAACATGGGCTTGAGCAGAGCACTGACCCGGTAAGTTCATTTGAAACAATCGTTGACGGGTGGAAAGAAAGCCGTCTGAAGGTCCATGTACTACGCAATTCTCAAAATATTATCGGTTTGGCTTGCAATTAGAGGTGAGATATGAGCGAAAAACTTGAAAAACCAATGGTAATTGAAGGGCGCGAAATACGAAATTACATTGTGAATGAAATTCGCGCCGGTGCTGGTGAGGATGGCGTGAAGAAAATCAGTGGCTACGCTGCTGTTTTCAACCAACCCTCTGAGGATCTGGGTGGATTTGTAGAAAAGATCGCACCAGGTGCATTTGCACAGTCTTTAGTGGCAGATGATGTGCGGTCTTTGTGGAACCACAACGCAGATTATCCACTGGGGCGCGTAAAGGCTCGGACCCTCTCCTTATCTGAGGATCTGAAGGGGTTGAAGTTTGAGATCATTCCGCCTGACACCCAATACGCCCGTGACCTGATCGTTTCCATCGAACGGGGTGATGTTGATTCCATGTCATTTGGGTTTTACACCCTGAATGACAACTGGGAGCGCGTTGGGGATACCATCATACGCACCTTACTTGAGGTGCAATTACTTGAAGTATCGCCGGTTACTTTCCCGGCATACCCGCAAACGAGCGCTGCAGTGCGCTCAAAACTGGATGAATTCACTCAAGGTAACCAGGTGGTTGCCAATGAGGCCGAAGCACGACTTGCGCAGGTGCGCAGGGAGAGCCGCAAGCGGAAGCTCCAGCTCAAAACTCTTATCGGTAATTAGTTTATTGGAGGAATATTATGAATGCACGTGAATTGCGCGACATGCGCACCAATGTTTTGCAAAAGGCCGCTGAATTGAACGAAAAGGCCGAAAAGGAAAACCGCGACTTCACCCCTGAAGAGCAGAAGTCTTACGATGATTTCATCTCCGAAGCCACCAGTCTGGAAAACCGCTTCAAACGTCTTGAAGCATTGGGAACCATTGAAGGTGGTGACGGAGAAGTGCGCGGCAAAGCCCCTGCTTACAACAGCAAAACCAAGTTGGGCGATGATGAGACCAAAGCATTGGCTCATTTCTTCCGCACCGGTGATGCCGGAGCTGTGCGCAGCATGATCGTTGATGACAACGAAACCCGCAACAGCAGAAAGGTTGCCATTGAGTTGACCATCCCGACCCCGAACCAATTGCGCGCTGTGACTGACAGCACCATGAACATCACCACCGCTGGCGATGGGAAAAACATTGTGCCCACCACAATGGTGAACCGCATTGCCATGCGTCGCGGTGAATTGATGCTGGCTGACAAATTGGGCGTGCAGCGTGTTCCTGGTAAAGGAACCACTGTGAATTTCCCGTTTGAAAACGCAGATGCACAGGATTTTGTTACCACTTCAGAGCAAACCGATGCCCACGGCAATTCCTCTTCTCGTGACGCTCTCCAGGCTGGGTTGAAAGCATTCACCCTGGTGAACAAAACCAAAAAACTTGAACTCACCAATGAGCTCTTGGAAGATGAGGACGTTGAGCTCAATGCCTGGATTGCGAACAATATCGGCCGCGGTGTTGCTTTGACCCATAATGCGGGTCTAGTGGCTGAAGTTATTGCCACTGGTACTTTGTTGAAAACCTTTGCCTCAGCTACTGCGATCGCTGATGGTGAAGCTGAAGACATCGTTTATAACGATACCCTCAGCCCATACCTGGATGACGGCGGAGCCATCGCCTGGGTAATGCGCCCTTCAACTTACGGTGCCATCCGCAAGATCTCCGGTGATCCGCGTGTGTACGCTTCTGCACTAGGATCTGGCCGTGTTTTGTGCGAATATCCGGTTGAGTATTCCAGCAAAGCCGCTGCCATTGCCGCTGAAGCCAAGGCCGTGTTCTTTGGTAACTGGTACTACATGGGCCTGTACGAAAGCCCGAGCATCCGCTTGATCGTGGATCCGTACTCAGTCGATAACCTGACCGTTTTGAAGTACAGCTTCCGCATGTGCTATGGACAGCTCATCGCCGGCGCCATCGGTTACGGCGCCCTGCACGCTGCTGGATAGTTTTATACCAAGTCAATCAGGTGAGGAGAGAAATCTCCTCACCTAAAACTGGAGGTGTTTTATGGAACGAAATACAAATCCAAAAACTGTTGAGCCAAAAACAGTAAAACCAAAAACTGATGAAGCACCTGTTGAAAAGAAAGAGGTGAAATTCATCGAAGTTGTGGCGCTGAAAAGTTTCTCCGGGATCGTTGATGGGCACAGCTACACGGTGAGCAAGGGAAGAACGATCAACATGCCCGAAAGCGCTGACTGGATCCGCTGTGGGTATGTGAAGCCGTTGAAAAAAGAAAAAGAAACGGCCACCAAACCACCGGCTGAGACCGCATAAGATCACCTGGAAGGTGAAAAATGAAAAAAGCACAGGTTTATTGCACAATGCGCGAATTGATTGCCGATATGAACCAAAAAGGGGATAAAGGCAGTCTGTTAGAGCGCATTCTGGAAGCAAGCAATTCAGTAGAAAACGAACTCGGTACCTTTATCCCGGTGATCGAAACGCGAAAATTCAGCGGGAGAATGGGCAGATACCTGACAGTTGGGCCGGTTCTGAGCGTCAAATCAGTGGTTGTGAATGACACAGAGACCACTGAGTATTCACTCCACCCTGAAACACCGCTGTGGGTCAACGGTCCCTACTTGAAGCTGAAATCTTCTTCCTACTGGTGCAGTGGGACCGTTGAGGTTGATGGGGAATGGGGAAAGTACAAAGATCTCAAACCTGTGCTTGATTCAATCACCTTGACTGAGGCTGCAGAGACCATCGAGGTGGAGAATGGCAGTCTTCTGGATGCCGGCCAGGTCTTGATCTGCGAAGATGAACAAATCCTGGTGGTATCCGGGCATGGATACAAGAATTCTCCTGAAGCCAGTGCCGCCACATCGTTATTGGATGGAGATTTTGGCGCATCAGAGGAGATCCTTGATGTTGATGATGGCAGCGAGTTCTTCCCCGGCGAGGTGATCCTGATCGGGAATGAAGACATGCTCATTCGCAGAATCATTGGGAACAGCCTGACTGTTGAACGCGGGTGGAATAACTCCCCTGTTGATGACCTTGCAAATGATTCTCCGATCTCTGTTTACAGGACATTCAAGGTCCAACGCGGGGTCAATGGCACTGATGCGGCAGAGCATACGGCAAAAGCACTGAGTTGTGCTGTGTACCCTGAGATCGTGAACTGGCTGTGCCGGCAGATCGCAGGGTTGATGCTGATGAAAGCAGAATCCGGGTTCCAAGGAAGAACGGGCAACCCGGCAACGGGTGAAGGATCATATTTCTCTGAGTTTCCGCCCAACCAGATCGCACGGATCAAGAGTCACTACTCAGTAAAGGTCTTGTAATGGCTGATGGTGATGTAACGATCAAGATGGATGGGATGGAAGAGACGCTGAATAAGATCTCTTTCCTGGAATCCTTTGGGGTGAACAAGGACTATCTGCAGCCGGCGATGAAGAGCATCCGAAGCAAGATCATCACGGCTGAGAGGAAGAACATTCCTTCGTTTTCTGGGGCAACCCGCAAGGATATGCGGGGAAGGATCACGGAGAATGGGGTTGGGTCTGTGACTTTGACGGTAGGACCCAGCAAACGCAAGCACATCTTCCGCTTCGTAAGCGGTGGGGCGCAGTGGCATGACCGCGGGGAGAGTGTGAGCACGTGGCGAGGCCGGGAAAGAGCCAGAACGGTGCGTGGTGAGAAAGCCATGGCTGCCGGCAGAAAGGCTAATCCATCGTTCGTGCCCGCCAGCCGGTTGGTGGAATGGGTAAAGAAGAAGATGGGCGCAAGTGATTCTGAGGCTTTACACGTGGCCTTCAAGGTGGCGAAGAGCATTGGGCGGAAGGGATTGCAGGCGCGGCCGATCGTTCCGCCAACGGTACAGGAAGTTGCCCAGATGATTCAGGATACGCTGGCCGCTGCGATCAACAAGATGGTAGAGGAGTTGGGCAAACATGGCAAAGACTGAGATCTGGGGTATTGAGGCATGGGGTCCTGAAATTGTGAAGCTGTGGGGCTCTATAAGGGACGGTAAAGGGAAGGCACTGACGGCCTATCCGTTTGAGAAGCTGCCGGAAGCCATTACCGTGACACCGTGTGTTCTATCCTTCATCATGCCGGAACAAATTGGGATCGAAGTGAGCATGGGGGCACCCAATTCTGTGACCTGGCACGGGCAGAGCGAATTTTACCTGACGGCGGATGTAAAGAAGGCATCTCTCGGATATATCTGGCAGTACATCCGCAAGATCGTGGAGGCTTCTGCCAAGAGTTTCACCCTGGGGGGATGCGTAAAGGGCTTTTATTTGAATAGTGGTCGGTCACTGGAGCCTACGGTCTTACAGTACGGCGATGAAAGCGACCGGTTTGGAATTGTGGCTTATTGGACGGTTGAGGAAGACCTCACCGGCAAGGTTGTTTTGGGTGCATAAGGCGCAGGAGGTATTGAAATGGCACCTATCTTAGGTAAAGTACAGATCGGCAAGGAAACGGTTCACGGGACGGCTGTGGCCGCCACCAAGATGATCCCCATTGTGCAGGGGCCGCTGCCTGTTGACCGCAAGGTAACGGAGCTGCCGTATGACATTGGGGTGAATGCGCAGGTCACCGGCCGGCTGCAGCAGGGTGTGCTGGTACAGGATACGCTGAGTTGGGACCAGGGCGCGTTCCAGTTGCTGCCCTACCTTCTCTCAGGTGGACTCAAGGGCAACATTACCCCTGTGGAGCAAACGCCTGATCAGGATGATTATTTGTGGACGTTTGCGCCCTCTTTGACGGCAGATAATGCGTTGGATTCCTTCACTTTGGAGCGCGGCGATAATGTGCAGGCAGTGAAACACGCTTATGCCATGTTCAAGCGAATTCACATCTCCGGGCAGGTAAACCAGGATGGCGGTGAGAGCGCCGTGAAGTTGGAAGCGGATTATTTTGCTCAGCAGAACGTAAACGGGGCCTTTACGGCTGCACTTGTACCTTTGTCTATGACCTATATGAGCGCGAAGCTGATGAATGTGTATCTTGATTCAGCGTGGGCTGATCTTGGAGATACAGCTCTTGAGGGTTTGTTACGCTCATTTGACCTGGACATTCTGCCGGGGGCTTACCCTGATTTCAACGGTGGATCTACTGAGACCTATAAAAGCCACGAACAGGGGCCGCTTTCTGCTATGTTGACATTGACCCTGAAGCGTGGTGTTACCACTGAGGCACTGCGTGCTGCGATCAATGAGATGCGGTTTGCACGGGTTGAGCTGCTTGGGCCGGTCATTGGCACGGGTGAGGCTCACTCTGCGGTGTTTGATCTGGCCGGGTATGTGGAAGATGTGGTTGCCATGGCTTCCAATGACCGTCAGAAGAGCAGCAACCTGGATACTCTGGTGCTGCATGGCCAGTATGATGCCACGAGCGGCAAGTTGCTTGAGGCCGCTGTGACCACGAATGTGGCCAGTTTGTAGGAGGATGTGAGATGGAATTCATCATTCCGAAGATCTTCAAGAAGTTGAATTTCTCAGACTATGCACAAGAATTTGGTGCTGCGAGTCTGGATATCTGGGTCAATCCACCGTCAAAGATGTACATCAAGTGGCTAAATGATGTGCGGATCCTGCAGGAGTTGATCAAGGACGCTAAAGGCAAGGAAGCCGAATACGAAAAACAGTTTGAAGAGGTCAATGAAGCAGTGATCGCTTTTTATGCTGCTATTTTGCATGAGGGTGGAAAACCCCTCCCTGTGGATGCAGTGAAGAAAATGTTTGATGAAGCCATGCCTACTGACCCGAACTTCCCGACATGGGTGGTGGATAGGATCATCAATGCCATTGTTGAGCATCGTGATACGCGAAAAAACTGAATGAGTCTGCCCTGTTGGAGATAGCACAGACAGGGCAGACTCATGACCCGTATTTTGCGGCGGTTTTACGAGCCAGGGCGATCAATACGTTTTTGGGTGGGGCGGTGGTGATGCCGTGGGAGGTGGATGGGTTGCCCTGGGAATGGCTGGATGTGTTTGAGGCGTTGGCAAGTGGTTTGCCTGATGTGCAAGAGGGGCAGGCTAAGGTGGATGCTTTGAAGGCGAAGTTTTTGAAGGGGTACAAGTAACAGGGTATGGATGCGGTGCGGGGATTGCCGCGTCGGGCTTTGCCCTCCTCGCAATGACAGGCGGTGGGGTGCCTGGTGGGCGGTGGGGTGCCTGGTGGGCGGTGGGGTATGTAGGCATCGCGGGGATTGCTTCGTCGCTGCGCTCCTCGCAATGACAGGCAAGTGCGGTGGGGTAAGTAGGCGGTGGGGTATGTAGGACGGAAGGAGATCGCTTCGTCGCTACGCTCCTCGCGATGACAGAACAGAACGATTTTTATTGGTTCTTTTACAGGTGCAGAGATGGCTGATTCAGTGATCAACATTATTATCCAAACGATCAAAAAGGGTATGGGGGACAAGGATACCAAATCGGCGCTGAAGGAAATCGGCAAGGGTTTTCAGAGCGTTACCGGGTTGAGCTTGTCTTACGCCGGGGCGATCACTGCCACTGTAGCGATCGGTAAAAAGCTGGTGGATTACCTGAAAACGGCTGAGGCAGCGGCGAATGATTCTGCTGTGGCTGAGGCAAAGCGAAATGCGATCCTTGAATCTACCAATTATGCGGTTGGCCTTTCTGAAGAACAACTGAACAAGTATTCTGAAGCACTTTCCAAGAGCACGGGCATCCAAGATGATGTGATCGTGAGCGGCGAAGCGGTAATGCTTACTTTCACCAACATTGGGAAGTATGTTTTCCCAACGGCCATGAATGCTGCCATCAATCTGAGCAAGGTGCTGGATAAGGACCTTACCAGCTCTGTGACGTTGGTCAGCAAGTTGTTGAACGTGCAGGCAGGGGATGTGGGGGCTGTATCGACGGCCATGAGCGCGGCCAAGAAGGTGGGCGTTTCTTTTGGCAGTGATCAGGTTGACCTGGCCAAGAAACTGATCGAGAGCGGCGATGTACTTGGCTACCAAAAGTTGATCTTGCAGGAATTGCAAAAAGAATACGGCGATGCTGCAGAGAAGATGGCCGAAGCCAGCGATGGGTATGACCAATTGAAGGCTGCCCAGGATCGCTACAATGCCGAAGTTGGGCGTGATCTGTTGAAAAGCAGCAGTGATTGGAACCGCTTCTGGACCAATTACTACAACAATGAGACAAAAGCCATCCAAACAAGCCGAACGCTAAAAAGCGTATATGAAGAACTTGGCATCAGCCAACAAGGTGTATCGAGAAATGGGCAGGTTGTGCTTGCGTATTTTCGCGACGGGAAAGAACTAAGCCAGGAGCAGGTTGATGAACTTATCCATCTGCGCGATGGTTGGGATGCTTACGGGCAACAGTTGGAAGCTGCGGCCGCTGCCTATATGAGCGCTCACCCTGAAATTGGCAAATTCAATGTGCAGTTATTGGATGAGGCGGATGCGTTGGCTGCGGTAAAAGCCGGCCTTGCTGGCACCTTGAAGGATGCTCAAGATCAGTACCTTGAAACAATCCAAAATCTGACCGGTTCAACCGAGGAAAATACAACCAAACAGCGGGAAGCCGAAGAACAGTTGAAGAAAACCACGGCCCAGCTTATCTACCAACAAGTGGCCGCCAAATTGGATGCCGGATCTGCTTTGGACCTTGCCAGAAATATGGGCCTGATCAGTGAGCAGGATTATGCCGTTTCAAAATCTACCCTGGAAGTGATCGATAAATTTGACAAGAACCAGGATGGTTTGATCGATACCACAGAATCAACCTGGGAATTCAAGGCTGCGTTGGATGCGATCTATAAAGGGCAGCTTGCCATTTTGGGACTTCCCAGCGAGAAAGTCTTCAAATACAAGACCTATTATGAAACCTATGGCAACCCAGGCACGAACTGGAGCACGGGAAACACACCAACCGCGCCAACAACTTCCACAGGAACAAACGTAGATGCCGGCCATGCTGGGGAAGCGCACCAGAACGGGACGAATGGGTACTATGACAATTCTGGTAAGTGGCACTGGTGGGCGGCTGGTGGGTTTACTTATGCCGGGCAATCTGGCTTTACGGGTGAAAAGGGCATTGAATACTTTTCTTCTGCGAGCGACGGGTACATCATCCCGCATGATGACCTGGTACAGATCGGCAAGATGTTTGGCGGGCAAGGTGGTGGGCGCGGCGGTGACGTGATCATCCAGAACCATTTTGAGATCAATGGGGCGAATGATGCGCGGTCGGTTGCGGTTGAGGTGAAGAACATTCTCGTATCACAGATGAAATTACAGGTACGGTAGAGATGAGCGAGACAGTTGAGTCTTTACAGGTTTTATTTGACGGCGCAGATGTGACCGATAAGATCAATCTGGCTGAAGGTCCCATCCAGGTGGTAAGTGCGCTGAATGAAGAACTGGATACTGCCACGCTGGCACTGAAGGACGCGGGCGGGCTGGGGATCATCGGGTGGGAAGATGTGCAGATCCTTGATGGTGCGGATAAGCAGTTCGGGGGCTATGCCATCAACCCCAACATGCAGCCTGACACAAAACTGACAAAGAACCGGGCGGTGATCGGAGCCTCTGATTATGGGGCGTACCTGGGCAAGGTGTATATCCAAGCTGAATACACCGACATGAGCGACAAGGAAATGCTGGCCGCTGTGTGGGCTGCCTGCCCTGACCTGGCCGATTATGACTTTTCGAGCTGCGTGACCGCGGTGCGGTCGATCCCGAGGGCGGTGTTCAATTTGCGATCCGTGCGGGATGTGATCACGTGGTTGTGTGAGCAGAGCGGCGCGTACTGGTATGTGGATTACGACAAATGCCTGCATTATTTTGGCAGCGCCCAGAGCGAAGCGCCGTTTGGGGTGACGAATGACCCAACCGACACGGCTAATTGCCTGTGTGAGAACTTCTCCATTGATAACGATGCGGGGGCGGTGGTGAACATCGTTGAAGTGGTGGGAGGAAAGGCGCTTTCGGTGAATGCTACCTTCCCTGCCACGCAGATCGGTTACAACACGATCATCTATTTGAGCAGGCGGTACAGGGCGTGGGAAGGGGCGAGCAAGATCGCTGTACGGCGAAATGACGGCGGGCCGACCACCAATCTGATCGTAAACCCCAGCTTTGAGACCAACATCACGGATGGGTGGACGCAATACCAGGCCGGAACAGGGGGAACCTGGACACAGGACGCTACCAAGTTCTCTGTTGGGACCAAAAGTTTGAAGGTGAAAGCGGGGACGGCGGTGACCGTGCTGCAGGGTCAGGCGATCTCACTGGCACCGGGTGAAACGCTGACGGTGCAGTCCAGGGTGTGGTGCGGGACGGCTGGTAAGGCGGCCGTGGTGATCTGGGACATTGGCAACGGGGTGAACCGGGGGGAATGCTACAACCGCAAAACCTCTGAGTGGGAACTGGTGACAGCTGGATACTACAACAGCACGGGAACGACCTTGAGCGTGCGGGTTGAGCTGTATAACAATGCCAACGATGGCACCACGGTAGCCTACTATGATGCGGTGCAGGCTGAGAAACTGGCCTGGCCATCGGCCTACTGCGACGGCACGCTGGGAACCGGGTATGCCTGGACGGGCACGGCGCACAATTCAACCTCAACGCGGGTAAATATGCCTGTGTGGACCACCCTGACAGTCAAGACGGGGAATAGCGATATGCTTGAGGGGCGGGATGAGGTGCTCTATTTTGACAGTGATTCTCACCTGGAACAGGAAACCTTCTGGCCGACTTTGACCAATGGCATTGAGATCGATGGGCGGGAAGAAAAACCCGTGCACGTCATTGTGAGAAACCAAACGAGCTATGAGCTGTACGGCAAGTGGTTGAAGGCCGTGATCACGGATACCAGCATTGTGGATCCACGGGTGGCGGTGATACGTGCCAGCACGGAACTGGCCCAGAACGCATTGACCAGGCAGACCATCAGCTTCAAGGTACGCCGGCCGGGGTTGAGAGCTGGGCAAAACATCGCGATTCACATGCCGCACCGGGGCGTGGACGGCGATTACCTGATCAACCGGGTTACCAGCAACATTGGCATTGCCGGGTTCGTGGAGGCTGATGTTGAGGTGGGGGCAATCGACGCTGACCTGGTGACCTTGTGGATGCGGCTGAAGCGGGCCTCGCAGATAAGCAATGCGGATATCAATGACGACCAGGTGATCAATCAGATATTGGATGCGTTGGATAAGGTGTATTTGAACAAAGGGACCGTAAGTGTGAGCGAAAGTAACGGTCCTTATAACTGGGGTTCTGCTGACTGGGGTTATTCCACCTGGGGATAGAGGGCAAAGTGAATGATTTTATTTATGTAAATGTAACTGTTACGGGAAGAGTTGAGGTCAAGGGGTGGAAGCCTGGATTGTTAGGTTCTTTAATGGCCAGTGGGCGCAGCCTGCGTGAAGCCATGGCTCTGGCCGAGGGATTGGGCGGTCTTGAGTATGTGCATAAAACGCACAACCTGGTGACCACAGTAGGAAAGCAATTTATGGCTCAGCGGCTAAGCGGGGAAGAGGCAGTTGGCTTTGCTTATTTGGCTATCGGGACGGGGAGCGCTGACCCCAATCTTTCTGACGAGGCGCTAGGCGCCGAAGTAATCCGCAAGACAATGACAGAATGCTACCAGGGGGACACGTTTGTGTATTCCACCCTGTTTTTACTGAAGAGCGAGTGCAGTTTTCACATTCGAGAGGGTGGCATCTTTGGCGGGGCGGCTGCTTCTGCTGTGGCGAACTCTGGGATCCTGGTGTGCCGGTTCTTATTGGATAAGGATAACAGCGGCGGGACTGCTGACCTGACCGTGCAGCATTCGATGGAGGTGAAATAATGAGCTACCCAAAAAGCGAAACAATCTCGAACGGGGTGCAGACCGATGCCAGCCAATACAACAATCTGCGGTTGGATGCGCTGAGCCGGTTTGATTATTTGGTGAACAACAGCGGCGTACTTGTGGATGAAGGATCCGTGTGTGTGTTTGATGCCTCTGTGGACAATGGGTTCAAACGCACCACATTGGCGGGTGATCCATCTGTGATCGGTGTGGTGGTCAGTCCGAGCATTGCGGCGGGGGCATCCGGGTATTTATCAACCTTTGGGCTGCACACGGTAAAAGTTTCTGGTAACGTGGTGCGGGGGAACTGGCTGATCGCATCTGATACGGCCGGCTATGCCAAAGACTCTGGCAGCACCCAGCGGCCAGCGTTTGGGGCCATTGGGGTGGCAATGACGGCTTTTACTGGTGCCACGGGCACGGTGACGGCGCGGCTGAGCGTGGTGCATTACACATCGAACGCCCTGCTGCAGTTGCTGGGAAGCGCCACGCCGGTGATCGGGACGGCATCCTTTACCACCTCTGTGACGGTGCCGAGCGGTACGGACCTACTGGTGGTGGCTTTTGCCAGCAAGAAAGCAAGCACAACGGGGCTGCCGACTGCGATGACCTTTGATGGCACGGCCATGACCATCTATGCGGCTGAAGGGAGTGTGGGCAGCAGCTATTATGGTAGCGGTTTTGCCGTGTTGAGATTGCCAACCATCGGGGCCGCCAAGACACTCTCCATCACCGCGCCGGCCTCGGCAGAGATCAATGCGGTGGCGTTTGGATTTGTGGGGTCAATGGCCAGTATTGCACGCACGAGAGTTGGGGCGAGCATGAACTCAGCGACCTCCACCTCTTTGAACCCTGATTCCATTCTATCTGACCTGGTACTTGATGTACTATGCACCAACGTGACCACGGTATGGACGCCCAATGCCGGGCAAACGATCATCCGCAATGATGTGAGCAAGGTTCCACAATTGCTGGTAACGATCAAGCCAGGGGCAGCGGGAACTACATCGATGGGAGCCACCGGGGCCAGCACGTATGGCTTTTACAGCGCGATGGCGCTGAAGGGTTCGTAACTTTACTTTAAAGTAAATCTTATTGGTGAAAAAAATGACTACTTATAAAGATCATCTGAAACGCAAGGGATTTGACGTTTCAAAGTGGAACGACAACAACGAAACGGCTTATTTCCCCATTTTTGACAGGCTGGTAGAGCGCGGCTTCTCTTTTGTGGGCATCCGCACATCGGTGGGGGTGGTAAAAGATGAGGATTTCGAGCGATATTACGCTGAGGCGGTGAAGTGGGGTCTCACGATCTTGCTGTACCCCTATTTGGATTTCTACTCACACAAATTGCCCTGGATGAAGACATCGCCGGCTGAGTGGGGCAAGCGCCAGGCGCGGGCGGTGTACGAGATCATCAAGGGGAAGAACTTCAAGCGCATTTACCTGGACGTGGAAAATTCGAGCCTGGCAGCGATCACGGACGCGAATAAATCAGAGGTGGGCGTGATCATCAATGCTTTTTTGCAGGAGTTGGATAAACTGACCGGGCAGGTGACGGGCATTTACACCAACCAGGGCTATCTGTTCGTGTTTGGGTACTCGCACCGGTGCCGCCCGCTGTGGTTTAGCTGGTACAACCGAAATGTGACCATTGAGCAGATCCGGGCGGTGCTCAAGGCGTGGAAGTGGACGGGGCCATTTGACCTGCTGCAGTACGCATCAGACGGGGATATTGATGACAATGGCACGTCTGACGGTCGTGCAATGGGTCTTGAAGGGGATCCGTTCGATCTGAATGTGGCCATCGATGCGGATTGGGCGAGCAGTGAGACATCAGCGCCTGTGTACGAAGATGAACCGGTGTTGGTGGCTGCGGCTGTGAAGTACGTGACGGTTACGATCGGCGCGGGGGTGAAGGTACGATCTGCACCCGTGCAGGGGAACAACCAAATTGGCACCCTGGCCTACAAGCAAAAACGGCAGGTGCTGGATTCAGCGCAGGAGCTGAAGAACACCTGGGTGAAGGTGAGCGAAGGGTGGATCTGCGCGCAGTTTGGGAGTCAGCAGTTGGCTGAGGTGAGGTAAGAGCGAAGAGCGACTCACACAGCCCCACAAGGGGGCGCAAAGACCGCGAGGCGCAGAGGGGCGGAGGGAAGGTCAAAACCTTTATCACGCGAAGGCGCGAAGACCGCGAAGAAAACCTTTGAAAGAAAATCAAAACCATTAGGGGGATAGTGAAGACCGCCAGGATACGGCGGTCTTTTAGTTTTTTTTTCTCACGCGACCCCACAAGGGGGCGCAAAGACCGCGAGGCGCGAAGTGCGCGAAGAAAACCTTTTTTATAAAATAGAGTAAAATAGAACGCATGAACTATACTTATGCTGATGAAAATGGGCGAGGGGCGAGGGTGAGTTATTCACCTTCTGAGGTGCGAAAAGAGCAGTATGTGATCAGCTTTCGGTATGGGTTTACGTCTATTTCGACGCTGGCGATCGATCTTGATGATGCTCGGAAGAAGGTGCGAGAGATCTTTGGGAAGGATGCGGAGCTGGTTGAGGAAGAGGGATAAAACCTTATCTCACGCGAAGGCGCAAAGTGCGCGAAGAAAACCATTTTTTGGATAAATTCAAAAGACCGTCAGAAAAGGCGGTCTTTTTGGTTGTGATAAGCGCAGTTATGGGAAGCAAACTAGCATTCGGGTAATTTTCCGAGATTATCTGATTTTACTTTGTTCCCATCAGTTCGAATGAAATACGTATCATCAATTTTATATTTAATAACTGTGTCACCTTTTTTCCATTTATTCTCTTCACCTTCGTAAGCTGTAATGTATGTAAATTTTTCAAGATTTTTTGCAATTGTTTCTCTGTCTTGTTTTACTTCAGGTCCTATGGTATCTCCATTATCAACTCGGACACCACAAGAAATTATCCTTTCATGGTCCTTATCATAGGTAACGCAAGTAATTACATAATCTGCCCACTTTTCCATATATCCTCCTATTTAAAATTAGCTTTCACAACCAACGCCATCACCGTCACTATCGAAGTGGTGCGGATCTGGTGAGAGAACTTTGAAGCGTTTGTGTGGGGCAACGTCTTTGCAGTCCAAGTCTGGTGGTGGTGAGGGAATGCAGAAATCTGGATAGGCTGCATCACAGTTGGAGCCGAGGGACGGGGACGGGGTTTTTGTGGGGATGCCTGCGACTGGCAGGGCTGTGGCGGGGATTGATGTGGCAGGAAGTGAGGTGGGAGCCCACATGCCAAGTTGTTTTGATCTGGCCGCAGCCATGGCAGCGGCGAAGGTGGAATCACAGGCGGTATCTGGCTCCCAGGTGCCAGAAGTTGCGTAGCCACGGGCCACGAGCTCATAGTTGACGAAGACATTGCCTACAAAGACGTAGCGAAGCAGGCGGTCGTAGCGATCGGTCTCTGACACATCCTTGATGAGGGTAACTGTCTTGCCCAGCACCAGGTAGGAATTGTACTGAGCGGCGGGGGCGGCGTCTTTGGCTCCAACCTCGGGGGTATCGATGCCGATGTAGCGCACCGGGTAATCAACCCCATCAATGTTGACGTGGATGGTATCGCCATCGGTGATCTTGGTGACCACGCCGGTCTGACGTTCTGCAGTCGGAGAGACACAATCAGCAGCGGCCAGGGGTGGAAGTGTGACGGTTGGTGTGAGGGTGATGGTGGGCGTGAAGGTCAGCGTTGGGGTAAATGTGACCGTTGGGGTGAAGGTGAGGGTTGGGGTCAGCGTTTGGGTGGGGGTGAGAATAACGGTGCTGGTAAAGGTAGAAGTTGGCAAAAGCGTGAAGGTGGGGGCGACGGTGGAAGTCGGCGGCGGGAGCGCTTCTTGCCGGCCAGCGGTGGCTGTTTGAGCGACGCCAATGATCAGGCCGAGGCCCATCAGCGCGATGAGAGATCTGGCTGCCCATTCTTCGAGGGTGTGCCAGGTGAAACGTGGAAGAGGGGGTGGGGTGCTCATGTTATTCACACACCCATTTCTGAATGGCAGAATCAATGGCGCTACCGATCGCCATCAGATCGGTGGTGTCAGAAGCGAGGTAGCGCACTGTGACCAGGACGTTGCAACGATAGAAGACAAGATCGTTGACCTGGTCAGAGCCAATGATGTAGCTGGTGACCTGGGAAACCTCGCCGGCTGTGAGATCGGGGTAGGTTTTATCTGAAATGCTTTTGTTGGATTCCTGCTCAGTCTGGTAGGAGTGTTTCATATCCAGGGGGGATTCGTAGGTGTAAATGTTGATTCCTCCCCTTTCTGTGGTTGCGTCTTCAATCTGTTTCCAGATAAATTTGTAGGGCTTGAGCACGTCTCTTTTTTCAAAGGTTGTACTGGTGGTGGATAAGATCACACCTTCTGGCATGGCACCTTGATCTGGCAGCAATAAGGCAGGGTCCAGATCTGGAATAGAGATCTTTTGGATTGGTTCAGCCTTTGGCGTGCAGGAAACCATCAGAATTGTAAGTACGAACAGAATGACATATTTCCTCATATTTCCTCCCTTAGATTGAGTTAGTAATTACTTTTTTGTTTTGTATGCCTCTTTTTTATCGGCAACCACATGGGCTGCACGGTTCTTTACCAAAAACGCATCAACGATATCTAAAAGAGATTGGAGTTTATCTTCAGATAACATTGAGATTTTGTACTTTATTTCTCGCACAAGGGTTGATTCATCTTCTTCAGATTCTGGAAACAATCCCGCTTTGATAAACACAATTTTGGGATCTAGATTTAGCGCGTTGGCGATTGAAAGGCAAACCTCCGGCCCCGGCGCTCGTGTTTGGTTGAGAATATTGCTAATCGCCTGCTTAGAGATGCCAGATGCTTTAGCAAGATCGGACTGAGACCAATTACGGACAGTCATTTGATCTCTCAACCATAAAACAAATTCTTCTCCAATGCTCATGTGCATTATTGTTACATGAAAAGAGTTTTCGTTGGTAGTCATTTAGTATTCACCTATTGACAATCAATATAAAACCTGCTAATATGTATTCAATAGAATACATTTAGTAAAGAGTTGAATTTATGAAGACAGTCGCCTACATTTTGCAAGAAGAACAGATCGAATACGTGAAGCAATGTGCGCAGGAAAATCAGAGTTCTGCTTCTGCGGCCATGCGCACGATCATCAACTCATCGATGCAGAAGCGGGTGGTAGTTGCCAAAGGCGCTGACGGTAAGGTGCGTATTGACGCTTCATTTGTGGAACCTCCTGTTCTTGATGAACAGGTTAGCACGACCGGGTAGGTTTTTGAAATAAAGGACCAATCCGGAGTGAAAAGAGCTCGAAAACGGAGAAGTAGGAATGACGGCAGCAAGAGAATGGCCAACGAAGGCGGCTGATGACCGCGACCGCGCCGCAGAGAACGTGAACGAGGCATCGATCAATCTGGAGAAAGTTGCACCAAAGCTACAGCCTGAAGATCGAGTGGTGATCCTGGATACAGTTGTAAAGCTGCAAAAGGCAGTCAGGCTGCTTGAGAAACACGGTGCCTCAACCTGCGTTCCTGCAGGACGATTTTAGCGGCAGTCCGCCCGGTGACGGGTTTCGTTTAGCGGTAGGAAATATCAGCGCCCGTGATGGATGGGCTGCAATACTGCGGGATTGAGGAGTGGCACCTCGCTTGGTTCATACCCAAGAAGCCGACGGTCCGAGTCCGTCTCCCGCTACTGGAATTGCTCTTTTACAACCGAACAGGCAACAAGTTTTTGATTAGCAAATCGCTGGCCGCGGGACCAAGTACCGCCGTCAGCTTTGCAAATAAATGGCCATCCGGTTTGAGATGGCAGAAAGTAAAGAGGAGCACGGAGATCTCGCTCCTCGGCGCGTTGGGACTGCGCTGAATAAGCATTCCCGAAGATCCTCGGTGTGCGCATCGAGAGCATCGCCGCTGAAGATGCAACAGCTTGAGACGGCGAACCGAATGGTGTAACTCGGGGCTTCTTTCACGCGAAGGCGCGAAGGGCGCGAAGAAAACCTTTTGATCGGAAAACCACTCGTTTGTGGTGAGTAGGAAAGGTGGCCTGATCAGCCTGGCAGACGGAAATATAAGATCAACAAGTCCCGCTCACGTCGGCGGGCAAAGGTGGCGGCGTGGTAGGTACACGCCCTGTTGAGTAGGCAAATGAGGTAACAGAACCGGAGGTCTGACATGTCTTACAAAAGACCCAACCCTGGAAAGCGTGAACGAGAGGCTGGAAAACGCCATAGGCGTGGCGGAGTTGGATTACGAAATTCCGCAACAGAGTGGAAGCTGTTGAAGCTCGGTCAAAAGCATTTCATGCGCTGGTTGTCTCGCTCCATGTGTGTGGCCGATAGCCGAAAGCAGGAAGCCAAAACGGCGAAGGAGCTTCTACGGCAGCCGATCAGGTGACAAAACTAATCCTGACCACCAGTAATTTTGGCAATTTGCAGATCAATTCTGCTTTGCACATTTCAGGCAGCCTGGAGAGACAGGCACAAGGTTTGATTGGCAGCCGGGAACAGACCGGCACACGGGGACGCTGTTACGGCGAAACGCTCAGAATCAATTATCTGAGAGGGTGAAGGTTCGAATCCTTCCGGCCCCACAGGGATTTGAGAGAACGCCGACCTTTATGGATTGATCTTTTACCATTTGCTCTTTCGAAACATTTGGCTTCATCAGTGAGAAATTTTGTGTGACCGATACACAAAGATGTTTTGATGAACAGGCGTGACGGCCACCAGAGGTGGTGTAAGTTCCCTGGGCGCTCGACGGGCTGGGTTGCCCCCTCAACCTGGTTGGGTCCGTGCTGTTCAAATCAGCGGCGTCCACCATAACCATTTTGATGAGTTAGGAGGTTCCCCACTTCCAAGCCGTAAACACGGTCAAGCCGGTGGAAGGCCGGCACGGCGAACGCGGTGCAAAGGGGACGCCTTGACCCTATCGGAGGTTTGAGGCCTCTGAGCCGGCATCGTTGCCGGGGTGTGACTGGGAGCGCGCACCCCGGCAACATTTGTAATGAGAGGAGAAGTAAAAACGATGAGCTTTCAACCGCAACAAATCCCCCATTTTGCAGAATTCCCAACAGCCGTTCAAGAGAAGTTGATCATCGTGCCGGCGTATTTGAAGCAGATCGCCCTGGCCAAACGGCGCGCTGAGGAGTTAGACGGCATCGATGAGCACAGCCCGGCCGCGTTGGCTTTTACCGATGCACGCGAGGGCGAGCAGTTCCTCATCGGCTGGATGAGCGTTCATCTGATGAAAATCTGCTGGGACATTTCACTGGCAGTGCCAGATATCAGCATCATCCACCCGAAGATCCAAATCGTAAGAAATGAACAATGGAAGTTCGTTGACGTGCAGATCGCTGAGGATTTGAGCGATTGCCTGCCCGATGACTTAGTAGTGAATTCTGAAGTAAGGGTAACTCCCGCGGTCGTGCCGTCTGTCAGTACGTTTTGACAACGGCATCCCGCGGGACTCATCACCCCGTACTTCCCCTAACGACGGGGGAGAGAGCGATCTCTCCCCCAGGAGGTAGACAGTGACCCACGAGTACAAACAATCCAATTTGAATATCGGTTTTTCAATGACCCAGGCGCTGACGGGTGTGAGCAACGAGCTCGAAATGGCTATTTTACGGGTGGTGATGTTTCACATCGGGCGCGAGAATGCGATCAGCCGCAGCGAGTTGCTGGCCGAGTTGACCTCGCAGGGTTACAGGCAGGATGATCGGACGGTGCGCCTGGCGGTGAGCGAGTTGCGGGCGAAGGGGATTCCTCTGGCCGGCACGGGGGGAATCCGCGGCGGGTACTGGATCCTGAAAGACCCGAAGGAAGCCGATGAGTACCTGAAGGTTGAGCTGCACGACCGGGGCATGAATTTGCTAAATCAGGAAAGCGCGGTGCGCAAGTCTTTTGACCGCTGGTATCCGGGTGGGCAGTTGAAGCTGCCATCGGCGTAGGAGAATCATCAATGCACACAATCAGATCAACACAGGTACTTCACAAGCAAGCCAAGAAGGTCGCAGTACACATCCCCTACGTAAAAATGAAGAATGCGATGCCGGTGGTGGGTGAATCGGTGCAGGTGGAGAACCGGGATAACGGTGCCAGGTTCCCCGGCGTCGTGCTGGCAGTGGACGAAAAGAAGCGCAGCTATGAGATCGAGATTGATCTGTCAGAGGAGATCACGGCATGAGCGGTCGGGTGATCGTTGGTCAGATACGGTCCAGTGAGTCTTTCACGGCACTCAGCTACCGGCAACGGGATCTGTGGCAGGGGCTGATCGAAGTGGCTGACGACCAGGGACGTTTGCAGGGCACGCCCGCCCTGGTGCGCTCAGCGGTGTGGCCGGCCGATGATATCGCCCTGGCTGAGGTGCAGGCTGACCTGGACGTGCTGGCCGGTTGCGCTGACCCGTTCATCGCGATCTACCAGGTGGAAGGCAAGACGTACATCCAGATCATCAACTGGTGGAAATATCAGAAGATGCAGTGGGCAAGTCCATCTGCTTACCCGGCCCCTGACGGCTGGATCGATCGGGTGCGGGTGAACATGGCCGGCAACCGTGAGCACAAGCTCAATTGGGAGCGCGAGGGCGGATTTTGCAAGGTAGGCGCAGAAGTACCTGCGGAAGTACCTACCCTAGTACCTACCGAGGTAGATACCGTGCAAGGTTATGAAGTAAAGAAGTTAAAAGAAGTTAAAGAAAAAGATAAACAAAAAGAAGAGAAGATAAGCCAACCCGGGCAGATCCCGGCTGCTCCTGCCTCTTTTGAGGGGGAAAGAGCCTGGAGCCTGGCGATCGGCGAACTGCAGCGGCAAATGCCACGCTCTGAGTTTGAGAGCTGGATCAGGCCGGCTAGGTACATCGGCTACGTGGATGGAGTTTTCACGGTGAGTGTGGCGAACCGATATGCGGCTGACCGGTTGGAGAAGCGGGTGAGTGCTGAGCTGCGCAATCAGTTGCGCGGAATTGTGGGGCGCGACGTGAGCATCAGCTAC